ACTTTAGAATTTTTCTTTATACCAGGGTATTCCTGAAGTGCTAAAGCATGAGATTCCAACATTGTAGCATCATCTGCAATCGATGCTGTATTGATTATTAAATCTTCTGTGATTGGATTCTCAGTAGCATTCTTAGCAGTAGGATTCCTTGTACTAATCTTAAAATCTAAATCAGCGGCCTCACTAGCCGGCATAAAAAGAATATTCCTCTCCCCCGCATCGAAAGTCCCTCGGTTGCCGGTGGCCGATTTGATTTGTTCGGGGGAGAAGGCTGTAAAGACTGTTGCTTTTCCAGTTCGATCAATAACCCCGTCATTACCTAGCAACTTCTTGGAGTTACGGAGAAGCTCGGCGAGTTGGTTGTCTGAGCCATAGGTTTTGTAAGCCTTCTTTACATTTTGAAGTATAATTTTATCCGCAGACATAGAGGGGCTAGAGTTGTTTTCGATTAGGTGCTGAATATATTTTCGAGCTATTTGCTTTCGTGTCATTCCAGCCGTGTCGATTCCAGTCTCACGATTAACTACACTTTCAAAGAAAAAGTTATTTTTACCAAGGGCATAAAGCTCGGCGGCCTTATCTAACGGAATCTTGCTCTGTGTGTATGAAGAAATAACAAAAGGGTTATCGAGTGATAGATATACTTCCATCGGTTTTCCATAGCTTTTTGATTCGCTTTTCTTGTCGGTAAAATAAAATCCTGGTCCTTGCTGACTAAGCCTAGATTCGGTAGATTGAAAAGAGGAATCAAACTCCGTGAAATCTGCTTTCGTCCCATGATAAACCACCAACGGCTCGCCGTTCTCATCGACTACCTTGGACTTGCCGAACCACTTCTTAAAGTATGGCGAATCCGTACCCTTCTCCTGCCATAGCTTTGCGGCCTCGGCTTGCTTCCCCTTCCCCGCACCCGCTTCGGAGGCTGGCATGAAGAGCTTGTCGGTAATCTGCACATCGGCTTCACTCCTTCCAGGCATAAGGTTACGCCTCAGACGATCAATAACGATGTTTCGGGTGTTGCCGGTAGGATTAAGTGTTCCTATCCGATCTAATCTGCGAGAGCGGTATGTTCCTAATGTGTTTGCCCGTCTCTCACCGAGATTCGATAGGGTTGGATTGTCTGCGATCTGACTTTTACTTACGGGACCAAAGGCGGCATTTAAGAAGTTTTTCTGCCCTTCGGTAATTCCACTTTCAGGAGTACCATTGACTATGCCTTTGGCATGATTATCGAGGTACTTCTCGAACATGGATTCGAAGTTTTTACGAATCACTGCTGGGTCTGATCCGCCAAACGCCTGTCCGATTTCATTGCCTCTCCGCTTCAGCAGGTAGTCGATATTCTTCTGTAGCTTGTCGAGGGATACAGTATCTAAGATAACATTTCCGTCTTTGGTAATCGTAATGCCATACACCAGGCTATCGCGATATCCGCCTTTTAGCGTCTTGTATTTCCTGCCTCCCTTGCCGGTAGCCGCATAGTAGAATAGTAGCATCTGATTACCGATGCCCTCCCTACCCGCTTTGCTGGCTTCCCGAAGAAAGTTTATCTGCGATGGGTTGTATCGGCCTGTCCTGGATAGTTCATCGATAATTGAATCATCTATGAACTTGCCGGAGCCTGTAAGTTTTCCGTCCTCAGTTTCGGACAGAGTGACATGACCTTCAGGGAGATCGTTTTCTCGAGCCTTTATGGATTCGGTCAAATCCCTGGCGAGTGCCTGGTTTGCTCTTCTTGTCTCTGATGGAGAATAGACTTCGGGCTTTTTGGTAATTGGGTTGACAATGATGTTGCCATCTTTGTCGGTCTTAAAGTGTCCACCATTGTTAAACACCTGCAAGCTCTCAATCGGATCACTGGGTGAAACGATGACTGTGTCTAATTCATCATCCTTAGTGACTGGGCGTTGTTCGCGAATCTCCGATTCCGATAAGCCGATTGTCTCGTCTTCATACCGCTTGACCAGGTTATCCAATTGCTTGGATGTCTTAAATGGTTTACCGAGTATGCCGGTTCCCTGAACAAGAGATCCATCCGCCTTGGTGGCCATACCTAGTGAATGCATAGCTTTACGCATAAAGCCTCCACTGGTGATGCGATCACCCAGGCTTTCGATGAGCTTATAGGTGGATGACTGCCCTGCCCGCTTCGATGTTTTGCCGGATAACATTCTTTCGGCCACAGTCTCAGCAAATAGTTCCCGTGCAAACTGCTCGGGTGTTTCATATGCCTGCTTTGCTTTTTCCGAAACATTGGAGTTGGCAAGTTTTTCGACATAAGCCTTTTGAAGTTCCCTAAATTCATCGGTGAGTTCGTAATGTTTCATACCATTCTCATCGGTAGTAATCTTGGGCTTGCCTGTGGATTTATCTATCTTGGTAAATATTCCGACCCTTCCCTTCTCGGGATTACCAAGCATCTCCTCGAGGATGTTAGGCAGTAGTCCATGCCTCTCAACATGGTGGCCGATTTCATGTGAAAGAATAGTGCCGTAAGATAAATTGGTATCGGTATTTATTTCGATTACACTATCAGAACCATCTACATAATGTGCTCCACTCGGTCCATCCTTTCCCATCGATTTCATTCTAATCTCAACATCGGGGAAGAATTGAGAGAAGGTGGATATTGCTACCTGTTGATCCTTGTCCAGCTTTTCAAAATTTGCCCGCTCTGTTTCGGTAAGCGATTGCTTGTGGTATTCTAAATCTCCCAACTGTTTGGCAAGCAGATCGGATTTATTATTGAACCTAAGAAGAGATCCATAACCTAATCCGGCGGCTATAAATGGAGCCGATGCTCCGATTGCAGATGCCGCACCCTCTTCGCCTCCAGCCATGTATCCGAATGCACCAGGCAATGCCGCCCCTCCTGCCGCCGCTTTGGCGACATTGGCGGTTTCTGTGCCTAGTCTGCCTAGTCCTGATCTGTCGATGAACCTGGCGGCTCCTCTTACAGTGGATGGAAGGTCACGGGTTTGAGTGAGTATAGGTTTTAACTGTGAAGCGGCATCTCCGAGTACCAGGTTATCAGTCCTATCGACTAATACCTCGGCAAGTTTAGGATCGTCTGCCGGTAATGCCCCTACTCTTTTAAAGAATGGCATGGTAGTCTCGGCCATAGTTAACTGTTTGCCGAGTATTGCTGAACTTCGTCCCATGCTGGCGATTGCCCGTGGACCCATGTAGGCGGCCAATGCTCCAAAGCCTGTGCCGGTTAAACTAGCTTCCCCATCTGTGAGGTCAGCGGCTCCACCGATTGATGTATAAATAACTCCTTTGGCTACCTGTTCACTTAATCCTGCTCGCATTAATAAGGTAGTCGCTTCCTCCACGCCTGCCCTGCGGATAAACTCAGTAAGATTACCAAAGTGCTCACCCGCTTTACCGACTGCCTGCATACCCTTACCAACCATTTGATTGGTAAACCCTGCCTTTGCCTTCTGCTCAGTAAATGGAGTAATCTTTGCGAGTATTTCATCCGATTCCTTAGTCGCCTTTTCAAGTGCATCGGTGGCAGTCTTTACGAGTGTATCAGATGCATTGGCTGGTAATCGATTGAGTTGCTTTTCAAGTAAAAATTTCTTGCTGTTTGCTTCCTTGAATTGCTCGGCTAACTTCTTTGCGGTTCCCCGGCGTAGCATATTGGTGGTGGATCGAATACTTCCAGTGGTTACTGCGGCCACAGGATTTTCCAACTGTACGAATAGAGATGCCGCTAGTGCCTGTTTCTTATCAGGTTCAACTCTACCGGCTTTAAGATCTCTATACATATCGAAATCTCCAAACTGCTCGGCCATGATTGCCGCCCCATCATCTATAAACGACTGAGTCTTCATCATGTCGCCAATAAACTGAATGGAGGCATCTATATCCTCATCCCCTTCACCTGCTATTTTGGAGAATGCAAGTTTACCGGCATCTCCGATAGTTTTATATCCTGCGAAGACTTCGGCCATTGTTTGGTAGCCTGTTGCCTTTCTTTTGCGTCTTCTTTTCTGCTGTTCTGCTCGAGCACCCTCGACTAGCTTTTGACTGCCAGGGACTCCGTAAGTCATAGCACCTGAAGCGGTAAAATCTAAACTGACTTCTTTCGATATATCACCGAGTCCCTCCATGACTTCACCGGCGGCCTGTTTAAATGCATCGTATAAACCAGTGTCAGATTCCTGATCGAAGTAACCATTCTTATAGGCGGCTCGGGCTAGTTCCTTATTACCATCCTCGAATGCTTTGATCATCCGATCAGGTGGAACTACCTGCTTGAGAATCTGAAAAGTGGATTCTTCATTGGGAGCCTCCGGCCCCTCGACCATAAAATCTACTCCGAGGGGTTCGCTGAATATTCTATACTGTCCCATTACTGACCTTCTACCGAAAGTTGTCCTGGTATACTGTAAGTTCCCTGCTTGGTATCTATGCCTGGTCCTTGAGGCTGTTGGCTCATAAAGTCCAAAGCCTCTTGCTCAGTTTTAAAGGTTTTGCCTTGTTGGTATGCCATCCGTTGAGCATTGATAGCTTTAACTGCGTTTTGGTAATGCTTCTTAATTCTTTCTAAGTTTTTCTCTAACTGCTTTTTACTCTGAGTTTGCGATATTGATCCTAGTGCGGCATTTAACTGACTTAACTCCCTCTCAGATACAGCACCTAATGCTCCACCAGTCGGTGAGGCTTCTCTCATATCTTGAAGTCTTTTAAATCCTACAGCAGAGGTCACAGTTGAAAGAGCGGCTTCAAGATCGGCCGCATCACTTCCACCAATACCTGCCATAGATTTAGCACCAAATCCTACAGTAGGATTAAAAATTGAATCCTTTTTTACAAGATCTAAGGAGTCATTAATCGCTTCAAGTGCCGACTCCATGTAAATAGGAGCCTGTGGTGGTTTTGGTTTGGCCTCTTCGGCATCTTTTGCTTTTTGGTAATCAAATTTCTCTCTAGCTAATTGATCCGATGGACTAAGCCCTGGTCCTACCAAATTATTAATCGCCATCATTCCAGCCTGATTCGTAAGCTCTCCCGATTCAACTGCCTCCTGTATCCTTCTGCCCTGTGGTTTAAATGAATCAGGCAATTGAGCGACAGCAGGTGAATCTTGTTTTACGAATCGCTGAAAGTCAGGTTGCTCGGTTATCGTCTTTGCAATAATCGAAGGTCTTGCACCCATCGGTTCACTTTCTTCCATTGCAATAAACTCAGGCGTACCTGGTATCTGTTCAGGACGATATTCCTGTTGCAATGCACTAAACTCAGGAGTTGGAGTTTTCACTGGTTGCATACTAAACTTGGCAAGGCTTTCATTCAGTGCCTTCTGCTCATTCAGCATATCTTGCTGACTCTTAAATGCCTCCTGACGCATTGCGAACTCCTGTGCTCTAAAATCGCTTAAATCTTTATTTCTTTTAGCCTCAATAAGAGTAGGATCTTTCGACATTGAGTTAATCAAATCAGGGGGAGCATCGGGATAGAGTAATTCAAGACCCTGCCTCAAATTTTCAACCTCTTTCTGTTTCGCTTTTTTATCGAAATAACTTTTTGCTACTGAGCCAATCGCATTACCAAATGCCTCATTCGCTCGAGCCTGTGCCGCCCCTGCTGTCTGAAACGCTGAGAAGTCCATCCTTCCCAAGCCTGCCTGTACTGTATCGCCGATTGCCATAGTTATTTCCTTCCCGCTAAAAACCCGCCTATTATTGAACCTGCGGCTCCCATCAATCCACTCGCCATTCCACTTGCCGACTGTTCTCTAGCCGCATAGGTGTTTGCGAGGTAGTTCGCACGATTCGCGTTATCCTGTAATCCGATATTTACTCCGGCATCAGGATTGATCCTGGTAGACTGCTCCTGTGGTATTCCGAATAAAGCCGCCCGTTCGCCATACCCCTGCTGGGTGTAATTACTTCCACCCCTGAGCATAGCCATTGGATCGACTGAGGTTGCCCGATTAAGTCCACTGGCATAAGATCCAAGTCCCTGTGCCTGCTGACGATTATCGCGAATGATGTCCCTTAAATAGTCTTCCCTGCTCATTGCCTCGGCCGCGATTGCCGCATTGTCCATGTCCCTACCTCGGGCCACCAATCCCTCCCGAGCCGATTGAGTCGCCCGTCTTCTCATCTCAGGAGATAAGTCCTGAATCTGAGACTCTCTAAATGCCTGGTCGGCCATCTGATTAGCCTGTTCCACGCGAGCCTGCATGAGCGGATCGGATGCCCTTACCGCCTGATTAAAATCAGCACCAAATCGATTCATCATCGATATATCAGAACCCGCCTGACGCTCGGCCATTTGTGCTCCAAACTCCTGTGCTCGCATCGCCTGATTTTCGGCAAGCTGTGCCATAGGATCAGCGGCTCGCTGGGCAAGGCTTAACTGCAAGTCCTGATATTGCGGATCGTATGTCTGACGAGTCTGTAGTAACTGCTCTTGCAAGCGAGGGTCTGCCATTGCAGATACATAATCGCGAGCCGATTTACCAACATCTAGTTTAGGTAAGGGAGGTGGTTTCTTACCTCCCCCAAAAAGCTTCTGTAAGAAATAAGATGGAACGCCCGAACTGTTTACCGGCTCACCTGCCCCACCGGCATCCTTAAGCATCTTTGCTTCTGCGGAATTAATATATGCGAGTGACTCACCTTCGGGAGCATTCTCATTTAAAAGCCGAGCGGCCTGTGCCAATGGATCTTTGTTTTTATCTTTATGCATGGCGATTAAGTTTTATATTATAATTAATTTTGCAGTGCTAATCATATCTGCATTTCCTGTTCCTGAATTACGGATGTATCGAACTTGCACGGTTGTGCTTGTTAAAGAACTCGATACACCCATAAGATTAATAAAAGCTTTACTAATATTACCGTCTCCATACACACCTTGCCATCCTGTTTGGTCAATTACTACACCTCCTACTAGCAACTGAAAATCCCAATCGCCGTAGTACAAATTTTCTAGTGCTACTTTAAAAAATATAGCATGAGTACCTACAATCGATACTGTCTCGTAAAAAATATTTTCGTAGGTTGCTGAATTTAACTGACTTGGGGTTGTGGAAGTAAATGATGTCGCAATTGGTTGAATTACGGAAATTTCGTTATCCACATAAGCTTTAATGCTTTGCTGAGTTGCAAGGGCTGTATTGGAATCTGAAGTCATATCATCCTCATCCAAGATTGATACCTCTTCAGGTGCGGCATCTGATCCACTTACATTACCAAGCACATTGAGATTGGATATGTGGGCAAGTTTGTCAGATGTTACCGCATCATCCTGTAATTCTGAAGTGCCTACCGAATTATCTGCTAATTCATTGGAAGTAATTCCACCTGATGGTACTTTTAGAAACCCTTGTGATTCATCAACCTTGATAGTCGATCCATCTGCCGCCGTCCCATCTGTTTTTCTAAATGTCGCGAGGTCTGCGATATCCATTAACTTTTGAGAGGTGACTTGATCACCTGATGTAAAGACTTGTCCTGTATTTAATATTGGCATTTTTTCTATCTCCTATTGAAAGACTGAAGTTGTTGAGCGATCCGATATTCTAGCATCTACTTTAGTTGCCCTGACATAAGGTCTACCGACAGTTGGTTTAATATCTGCCTGTATACCGAATCCTCTTCTGTTAACTCGTAAGCGAACTGAGGCATCTTCCGCAGTTTCAAGCTCGCTACCCAATAAGGTAGATATGCTTGATATATCAGACAAAGAGTCAGGATCTTCCGTGATAAATTGTACAGTAGCATCAGATGGGTTGGATTCGCTTGATTTAAGTTGCAATTCTGCACGACTGAATGTTTTTCGATCCATCGTGTCCGCATCGTATTGTCTAGTGATTAATTGACTGACCACAGGGATACCGAGGTCTACTTCAGGTGATTGTCCTGCTTTTCGTAAGACCTTATCATTCCCATCCAAGGAATCTACCTTATGTACGCCACCTTCTTCTGTTGTCAAGTAAAGTGCATTCTGCGATCCCTCGCGAGCTACTAATAATTCCCTTATCGCAAAGTCTGTAGAGTTTACTGTGTCGATGCTCTCAAAGCCTTGGTTGATGAAATTATAAACGATGATCGTATTTAGTTTGTTACCATCACCTGCTCCTACGCTAGAGTCCAATGGTAGTGCCAACCAATAGCGGTTATTGAAATAAACTCCGCATGATAGGTGGGCAAAGTCCTGATTTATGCGATCAATGAATGGCTGAATCGTTTCTGATATTGGTGTACCTGTACCACGCAAGTTATATTCGTCAATAAAGTTCACCGAATATATCCCTTGGTCAGATAAGAACAAAATCTGATTAGCCACCTGAACAATAGACTTCCTTGCAGATGCCCCAACTTCATCTGTGACCATAGTTGTTTTAACATCTGCCAAAGATCCACTCGCACCTGTGATCAGATGAATAGATTTACGATTAAATACCACCACCGAATCCTGTGTGAAACCTTTAATTCCTACTACAAAATCGCTTTTACCTGATGATATGCGAAACTGATTTCCTATCTCGTCAAATGTGTCTGAGTCTAAAATATCTGATGCGATTATTT